CTTGTTCAAAGTCAACCTTTCCACCAACTTCAGCAACAAACTGTATAAATTCATCAATTATTTTTTCCTTTTGTGTCATAACTATAAATTCAATAATAACAATATTTACCTATAACATTATTTCTTTATTAATCTCCTTCCAACTATCAATATAATTGAAAGTATCAAAAATATCTTAACCATCATTTTCTCTCTGGATCTGGATTGCACTTCTCACACTTACAAATTAGATCATCCTGCCCATACCAACCAACTCCACAACATTCCTCACAGATTTCCTCCTGATTTGTCATTTCAAAATGGAAATAATGTGCATAATCTTTTACCCATTGGTTGATGATATTCCAACTCCCAATGCTCATCTCAATATCAAAAAGTTCTTTTAACTTCTTTGCCCTTGCAAATTCAATAGGATTCTTCATTGCTTATTAATCTAATTTTCCATAATGTCCTGCACTCATCATCTCTGCATATCCTCTGCTCTTTTCGGATGATAGCTTGATGTAAAATGGATCATTCTCTCCTCCTTTGCCATAGTAGCTCAATAGATAGAACTTGTCAACCTTTCCAAAGTGTTCCTCCTGCTTCATTGCCTGTTCAATTATCTCCTTTACTTTCTTGTATAGATCCTTGCTCCAATTAAGTTTCTGGATACTTGGATTAAAGTGTACTAATTCGGATTGCACCTCTAATGATTTGATTGTATTAGGCAATCTTTTAACTGCTCTTAATAACTCCTTAAGATTTGTGCATTCTGCTGAATAACCGTTATAGACTATCATTTGTTATGTTTTAAATTGTTGTAATGAAATATAATTAAAAAAAGTATGTAATATGATAAGAGTTTAATTAACTCTCCACATTCTTTGATCTTCATAAAGCCAATATATTTTCAAGTTTCTCAATTCCTTCTCTACTCAAATATTCTTTATTCTCAATCAATATCTCTGCATCTCTTTGGGCCTTCTCTATCAATACCCTCTTATCCAATCTTAGGCCATCAATGACAATATATGCAACATTGTGTGCTCTCAATAGGCTCTCTGGAATCTGTGATAAAAATTTAATACTTTCCATGATCCTAATTTTCTGCTGTTACTTCATTGCTCCACTCTAACCAAAGAGAATATCCAATCTTTTCCTGCCATAGATTATTGAAATCGTACACCTCTGTACTCCAATATCCATGCTCCATTATTAAATGCCTTAACTGATCTTTAAATGCTTGTTTCATTGAGTTATGTTTAAATGTTTCCTCTAATATATAAATTTATCTTATATAATAGAAATACAGAGTAAAAATACTTATTAACTCTCTGATGTTTATTTGTGAGGATAGAAATTGAGGATATTATGCAAGGATCTTTCTGCCTCGCTTAATACATCCTCCAGATACTCTGTGGCCTGTGGATCATCCTTGCACTGTTCCCTTAATTGATCTCTATACATGAATGCATAATAAGGATTGAAATTGCTTTTATTAGATATTAATTTGGTGTATGATTCAACCTGTAATCTAATTAATTTGGATGCCATGTTTTTTTGGTTTCCTAATATAAAAATATTTCCCTAATATTCTTTGAAATTTTGTTGGAATAATCCTCTTATGAATATAGATAAACCTGCAATACAATCTGGAGCATCATCATTTTTGTTCTTTCCCTCCTTGCTGAATGACTCAATATTTTGTACAAATTGATAGAATTCCTGTGTGTTATTTTCAACAAAGTTTAATTGACTCAATATAAATGCAGACTCCATGATGATCCTGGTAATCTTATTCTTTGTGTTATGGACTTGCAGGATACGAGTATTAACCATCTTGTCTAATTGTCTGCTGAACATGGCTCCCATACTATTTGATTCAACTCTGCAATACTTAACATCCCATTTTTTGAGTTTTTCTGCACACAATGGTAATGTTATATCTGTGTTATCCCTTGTGAATAGATAATCAACAATGTACACTTCATTTCCAACTATTCCTCCAATTGCCATTGCTGTAAAGTCCTTTCCTTGATCTGCAACATCAATATATCCAATGTATCCCTCAACCTTATCCCTGATCTGTTCAAACTCCTCCTTTGATACTTTGTTTAACTCACTGAATAAACGGCCTTTCATATCAACAGGCTCCTGCATGTATTCTGCAATCCAAATATCAGGATTGATTCTGGATCTGATATCATGATATTGCTCTGTTGTCATTACATCCTCACAAAAGGATTCATCATTCTCATCCAATGCAGGTACAATGATACTCTCATCATATCTCTCCTTATCCATGTTCCTTCCAATCACATCATTTGTGCTCCAACGTGTACCAATGTCTATTTTTGAACAGTTTTTCTCTAATCTGGAATCATGTGTTGCCTCCTTCCACATTAATATTTTCTCATTGGTATTATCACTCAATGCGTCCTCAACTCCTCTGTATAGATCATCTGTAATTGCAAGTTTAGTTGCACCAAATCCAATGATTGTACCTCCAACTCCTGCTCCGAAATAACCAACCTGTTTTGATTGATTTGTATTCCATCCCTGCAAATTGGCCTTATCATCACTCAATCCAACCTCTGGAAAAATGGCCTTGAATTGATCTGTTTTGAGTATGTTTCGTACATCATATGAGAATTTAAGATACAGAGTTGCTGTACAGGTATTCCTCATTATACTCTCTGTTGGATTCCTGCCCAATGTCCATGCACTGAATAATGTTGTTATAAAGGATTTTCCTGCTCTTGGAGGCATTGAAACTGATAAGCTGTTAATTTGCCTCTCCTCTATCTTTTGGAATCCCTGTGCAATATCTTTTAAGAATGGCCTTTTGGTAAAGAACTCTCTATCATAAAACAAACAAAACTCCCAAAAATCTCTCCTTGCAAGTTCTCTCCTTAAAAGTTCTTTAATTGCATCCTTTTTATTCATTATCAAGGAACTTCCTTATTTCCTCTGTTGTTAAATCTGATAAGTCCATTGTTGTTTGGTTCTGATCCACTACCTGTATTGGAGCTCCATATCCTGAATCCATTAATGCCTTGTATGCTGATACATCTCCTTCCCTTGCTTTTTTAATCAATGCCAATGTCATCAAATCCTCTTGGCTCATGGTTTCATTCTCTCCAGTTATTGGATTCTTTAGGCTCTGATTAACCTCCAACCATTGACGTGCAATTGTGGATCTGTTCTTTCTTCCTTTAGGCCTCCCGTTTGGGTTTCCACTTTGTCCGGGCTTATATGATTTTAAATTATCCTCCTTTGCCATGATTCACTGTTTTATCACTGTAAAACTAAAATATAAGGAAATATTGTTAAAGGTTTAACTGTATTGTAAACTCATTAGCTTTTCTTTTAGCACTTCTTATCATTTTTGGATATAATTTTATTAAATCTTTTATTGCTTTCCTTTCAATTTCAATAGTACGATAGTCTTTGCATCCTCCCTCTGTTACCCAGTGTTCATTTTCCCAATGTAAATATCTTATACCCAATATTCCTCCATACTTTACAATATGTCTTAAGCAAATTTCGTAATCCTCCTTGACCTTAAAATTTTCATCAAATAAAAACTCCCCATCATTTATTAACCCCATACAGGAAGCCGTTAAATATGTTTTAGTAAGTATTGGTTTATACGGATAAACAGAACGTGGTGCAGCCTCTGTTTTAACTCCCCACATCTTATAATTCATTTGTTGGCATATATCAAAAGCCTTTGTAAACTCTTCAAACCAAAATCCCTCATCTCTTATCTCAATTTTTTCTGATTTTCTTTCATTGAGTTTAGTATAACCAACATTTTTTGCATCATCATCTAAAAACACAACTCTTTGCTCATTACTGTTTTTGAGTATCCAGTTTCTTGTTGGTGTTATTCCTTGAACTTCATTAGGTATGCCAATTACATTTTTAATATTGCTATACTGATGTACTTCACTTTCTGGTACAAAAAATGTCCCAATATTTGGCAAAATTTTATTTGTAGTTGTTCTCCCTGCTCTGTTTTTACTTGGTATCGCTATTAACATATCTCTGTTTAAAGTCATTCCATTCTAAAACTCTCTCTAATCCTATTGCATCAAATGCACTCCCCTTTTTATATCCTCCTTTTCTAACTATTTTAAGTTTAAGTTTTTCTTTTATCTCTTCCCATTCAATGCTATTAGGTTCTGCCATTATTAAAATATATTCCATTGGTGGCTCTAATTGTACACTTTGCTCCAATTCAATCTCCTCTCCCCCCTCAAGCTCATCAATTTTATCCTCAATAGGTACTTCCAATCCCCACTCCTCAAGCTTTTCAGTATCCCAATCGGATGTAAGCATATCCCAATCCCATTCTCCTCCGGATACGTTATCCTTGATAATAAACTGCCTTTGCTCATCCTCTGTAAGATCACTTGCCTTGATTATTGGCACCTCTTTCAATCCTGCCTCCTTACAGGCTTTTAGTCTCATATTGCCTCCAAGTACTATCATATCATCATTTACGACAATAGGCCGTATTTTTAACATCTTTGGAAACTCCTTGATACTGTTTACTAACTTCCTAAAATTATCATCCTGAATCACTCTTGGATTGTTAGGATTGCTTTTTACCTGTCCGATTTTTACAGTTTCTGTTTTCATGATATACACTTGAATATGATTATCGGAATAAGGAATATTAATACCCTTGCAAAAGTATGTTTAACATTGGATGCATCTTTGGCCCATGATGTGAATTGTGGATGCTCTCTATGTGGTAACAATAAATGTAATGCCCTGTCCAATATCCAGATTAGGAACATTAAAACAATAGCTGAATATCCTGCTATCCTTAAAAAAACATTTGCTTTTTTTTCTTCATTCTCCATAATATAATCTTTTGGTGTGTTATTATGCTTTATGTGAATGAGGAATCAATCACAGAAATCAATCCCTCATATCACTATAACTCTAAAACATAACAGTTACTAATATATGAATTATTCTGTTACCTGTATTTAAAAAAATGCTGTATGTTGTCATATGGTATTATGATGTGCTTTTTAGTCATTTGATACTTGTATGGAGTAAAATTGACTTTTTCCAACTTATCATAACACTCTGGAAGGAGGATCTTAAATTGCTTATTTATCATCAATTTATTGGCAATCTTTGCATCTAACATATAACTATTGAATGTTAAATCTGATACATCCAGATTGTTGCATTCATACTCAATGGCCATGATTTTATTGTAATCAATCATCTGTAATTTTTAAAAGTAAAAAAGGCCCGTATTTGGGCCTCCTGATATTAACTGATCTTATCTGCAATCTTTTGCATTGTTGTAAGATTCAATCCTCTTTTATTATCCAAGAACAGGTGCAATTGTGCAGGATGAATGCCACATTTTTTTGCAAATGCATGAATGCTCATGCTGTTATCTTTCATGTGTTGTCTTATAATAGCCCTGCAATCCCGTATAAGGAACTTTATTTGCTCTTTGGATATTGGCTCTATCTTTTCCATAATAATGCTTTAAACGTTCTTAAAATGGCAATCCATCATCTTCATCATCTAATGATGGCAATGTACTTACTGCATCTTCAATGAAATTTTGCTCAATTCCTCCTCTGGATGATGTACTATGATTCATTGGATCAAAGTTCTGTGCAGATTCATTTGTGATTTTCCATGCATCTAAACTATTGAAGAACTTTTCCTCTCCCTGTGGATTTGTCCATGATCTTCCTCTGATGTTGAAAAACACTTGTACTTCCTCTCCAACTGCAATATTATCCAACAGCTCACATCTTTCCTGTGTTGCCTGCATTATGATTTGCTGTGGATACTTATCCTCTGTTGCAATTACAAACTCTCTCTTTGCAAATTTCTCTGATACTTGTTGTTTTGCAAATATTCTGATTATTTTTCCTTTTATATCCATGATTCTGCTTTTTTACGTTTTGTTTCTAACTCTGCCATGCATTCTTTAAAGTACTCATTGGCCAATTTGTACTGATTATATATTTCGGTTTCTAATACATTACATCTTTCAACTTTTACACTTGTCATTCTATCCTCTATTGCAATATGATCCACATCATGCAATGCAGGAACATCAAATGGACTCAATAAACTTGGAGGAGTAGTTGTTAAACAATATACAACCTCTGCCACATTTCTATCATACAACATCATGTATCCTCTCATCTGCCAATCATATCCTGCCTTTTTTACGGATTTCTCTGCCTCCTCTTGGAATGCGGGAAAGGTTTCAAAACTCCATGAGCATTTTATGTCAATGATTCTCTCATCTCCAAGTATATCACATTCTCCAGTCAACCAATCAAGATTCTTTCTTTCCTGATTCTTTCTGAAATCCATGAATCTTACTTGATTAATCATCTCGATTCCTTGATCCTCATTTAAGAGTCCTTTTTCTGTGTACTTGTTGCTAATATCTGGCCTAATACCAAAGAATGCCTCTTTTGCTTTTTCCATCACATAACTTTTTGTAGTTTCTGATAATGGATTACTTTTTGATCTGCTCTTTGTCATGATCTTGCTCAACTCTGAACATCTTACTACTAAATTTGCCATGTTTTTAATTGTTTTCTGTTGTTTCTGTTAATTCTTCTTTTTGTTCTGCCTCTGCCTCTTGGAGCTCCTTGATGAACTTATCTGCCTTTTTCTTTTGGGCATCTGTAAGATCAAAAGTATCCATCAACTTATCATAGGTATAATTCCCATTTTTGATTGATTCCAATGCTCCATTCAATCTCTTGGTATCCAATTTAGGTTTTACAGGTGCAGGTGGCTCATATCCCTCTGGAAGATCCTCTCCTGCATAGATATAAAGTCCTAATCCATGTAATGCTAATGCCTTTGTTGTACTCCTTTGGATTGCTTTATTCACATCAAAACTTGTTACTTTATCAAGTAAGATTGAATTATTCCTGAAATCCATCACAGGCAAATAGTCGATATGTTCTAATCCATTGATTGTTACTCCAACCTTTACCCAACATGATTTGCCATCTGTAAAGTAATTGATTCCATTCTCTGATTCGTAAACTGTTCTTTGAATGTCTGGATAAAGTTTTTTGACCTCTGCCCATGCCCATGCCCAACTCAAATAAGTAAGGTTTCCTTTTTTCTCTGTTTTGTCATTGACATTGATACTGTTCAATGATTCAAATACTGATGCTTTTTTCTGTGCCATGATGTTATGTTTATGATTGTTTAAAATTATATCCATGCTTCAAGGCCATCTGCCTCCATGATATTAATAAATTCGTGTGCCTCGCATTCATCAAAGAACTTTATTTCCTCGCTTGTGCTAAATTCGTGATGTACCTCATTGTTAAATCTATCTCTAACAATGCACCATGCGATTACGCAATCTCTTAATGATGTAGTAACTGTAAATAATTCTGATTCCATTGTTGTTATGTTTTAAATGATACTACTAATATATAAATTTATCTTGTATAATAAAAATATATCTTAATTATCTGCATTTTTTTGATATTGCTCCTCCCTTTTCAAGTTGCTAATATGCTGATTCATGGCATCAATGATGGATGTTGTATTCTCATAGAAATATCTCATCTGATTAAATATACCATCCCACTGCTTTTCCCTTACATACTCATCTGTGCTGTAAAACTTTCCCAACTCTGATGCCTTACTCATTGGAAATCCTGCCTCAATGTACTTCCTTGTATGCTCCCTCCTGACTCTCTCTGTTTCCGCCTCTGCATTTTTCCATTGTATTCTGGCATCTCCCAACTCTGATGCATAATAACTCAACAGAGTAACTAATTGGACTCTCTGATACATCAAATCATTTATTCCTGTATAATCCATCTCCAGATTCCTGTACCATTCAACTATCCCTGTAATCTGATCCACCACATCATCAAATTCTTTCATGATCCTTAATTTTTTGTTTGTACTCTTTGTATAATTCCTCCAGATCCTGTTTGCTTAATTTCAATTTGCAATGCCTGTTATCATCCAACCACTGGAGCTCCTCTTTTGTGATCCTGTTTGTAATCCTCTTTCTGTACTCATGGATGTTTCCATGCTTATCTCTATTGCATGGCACACACTGTCCATGTACATTCATCTCATTAAATCTCAATCCTTCATAGGTTGTTGGAAAAAAATGCCCTGCATCAAACTTCCTATTTTCTAATGATGCACCACAACTTATGCAACCTTTGTGCACATCTCTTAATCTGATATACTTATTGAAAACTGTTTGTATTTTTTTTTTCCAATCACTCAAAGTCATATTATCCTCATAATATTTCTTCCTCTCTGCTCTGGCCTTCTTTAATGCCTGTGCCTTAATCTTTTTATTAGAGTATTCAATTGCACATTTTGTCGAACATACAACCTGTGTTGATTTGTATGGAGTAAAGATCACTCCACAGGATCTGCACTTTTTATCTTTTAATGGTTTTTTCAAAATGGTATATTTGTATTTGGTTTCATTCCCGCATAGTAATCAACAATCTGCTCCTTTGATCTTGTTATGGTATCATCAATATCATTCCACTCTGATGTTGCCAATCTAACCTCCATCTGTTTAATTCCTATCCCTCCATCCCTGTTCTTAGTAATGATAAACTCTCCAACTCCTTCCATGCTGTTTCCTTCCTCATCCACTTCCTGCCCATAATATTCAGGCCTATGCAAAAAACTTACAATACTTGCATCCTGCTCAATCTCTCCTGACTCCTTAAGATCGGGCAATGATGGCCTCTTTCCTGTCCTTCCAACATCCCTGCTCAATTGTGCCAATCCAATGCATGGTATCCTGTGGCTCATTACAATTCTCTTTACATCATTTGAAATCTTTGTAACTTCTTGATACCTGTTTTCAGATTTGGATGGCATTATCTTTTGGATGTAATCAATCACAAATAAATCAATGTTCTTCTTATTCTTTACTGTCTGCAATTTGGCCTCTATATCCTTTGTTGTATGGCTCCCATCAAATATTATCAAGTTATCCCAACACTTATCCTTTTTGAGCTCCTCAATCCTCTGCAATTCACTGTCTGAACATTTACCGTATTTGATATGATTTAATTTATTCCTGTTATGTTGCTGATTATTCTCCTCACAATCCTATCATGGGCCATCTCCAATGAATAAAATACAACCACTTTTTTCTCATTAAAACAAAGGTTTCTAATCAATGAAATTGCCCATGCTGTTTTGCCCATTGCAGGCCTTCCTCCAACTATCATCACATCATCTGCCTCCAGAATCAACTCTCCATCCAATGCCTTCCATCCCAACTCTAATCCTAAAGGAATGCCCAACTTTGCTTGATTGTGTTTGTAGATAACCTGTTCAATACTCTCCAGATTTGTTATTTGTTTAACTGATTTGTTATCACTCAATAAATCTTTAACCTTACTTACTTCATCCAGTATATATTTTCTTCTTGGATCGGATGACTGCATCTCTCCATTGATATTCTGGAGCATTAATTGCACCTTTCTCACTGAATATTTGTACCAACACTCATTGAGGATGCCTTCTTTATTTAGTGTTTCATGGAACTCAACACATGATGCAAGATTACTGATGTTTATGATGGTATCTTTTTCGAGGCAATTGTTTTCTCTTAACCACTCTGTTAAGTTCATTAAATCAACTAAATGTCCTTTATCTGTGATTTCTGCAATGGCCCTGAATACATTCTGATGTAGATTGCTATTAAACCAATCAAACTCTAATTTTGTAATGTATTCCTGTTGCTCTCCCTTGCTTAATGTAAAGATTAGGCCCAATGCCTTATCAAAAATGTTTGTCATGTTTTAAGTTTTATAGTGTTGGAATATACTTCTTTTTTTCCTTTGATAAAAAACTATATGTGTCTAATGTTTTGATTCTGGAAAAATAACCAATTGAACAATGCTTGTATTTGGAATCAATATGAAAAGGATCATTCTTTACATTAATCATTGCATCCATGATATTTCCTTTTGTGTAATCCTTTTTTAATCTTTTTCTGTAATCATCCTTGAATTTATCTGGAAATGCTGTACACTTTTTATTAAATGTCTGATTAAAAAACTCTAATAACTTATCAAAATCAATGGGCTCCTGCCCATTATTTATACTATTATCTTCTATTCTATTATGTTCTATTATATTATGGTTTTCATCCGCTTTTGTATTAGGTTTCTTTTCGGTTTCAATTAGGTTTTTATTAGGTTTTTTTTCGGTTGTTTCCTTTCTTGGCCTTCCTCCTTTTGATCCATTAATCTTCTTTGTTTCCCATACTCCCATTACTGCTTTTAATGCAGGAGAATAGAACTTGCCATCCTGCTCCTCTAATAATCCAAATTTGATACAATCCTGATACCAATTAATAAACTTATCACTATCCTTACATCCAATCAAATCTGCCAACATAACCAAATCAAACTCCTCATTGCTATACTCATAGTTCTCTGTATCTCTCAACATCTCCACAACATCCCAATATATGCCTTTTCCCCAATGCCCATATATATGTGCTATTTTACGCATCTTCAATCCCCTTCCTGCTGTTGAATCATGCCTGAACCAATAACTATCTTTGCCCATTCTTTAAAATTTTAAACTTTTTATTTAAAAAAAACTAATCCTTTTTAACAAGAAAAACACTTCCTATTTTCTTGAATACAACTGCATTTTTTGCAATTCTCTGATATACTGCCTGAACAGATATACCATGATATTCTGCATACTCTTTTACTGATACAAAATCTTTCATTTTTCAAATATACTTTAAAATTTTAAATTTTATTTACTTTCCTCAATTAATTTGATTGCATTCTCCAGATCCCTGCACTTATCTTCTCTGATCTTCAATGCCTCTTTATACTGGCTCCAATCACTATATTCAATTGCCTTTTTTAAGGCCCTTAATTCGTCAATTAATATTTGCTTTGCGTACTTCATACCTCAATATTCTTTAATGATGCTAACATTGATTGTGCTCTGTCCTTAACTCCCTGCACATATTTTCTCCTTTCATCAATATTAGTCTCTATGTAATAACCTTTGGAGGAGGCAATCAGATTGACAATCAATCCCTGAATACGTATAAAATTGATAATCTTTCTCACTCTTGGCCCACTCAACTTCTTGTATCCAATCTCCTCCAACTTGCTCTGAATCTCCTTATTAGTAATTGCCATTCCTGATCCAATCTTTGCTCTTAATCCTCTAACAATAACAGGCAACAATACATCCCTCTCATAATCTGTCAATGGCTCTGTATGATGTTCAAATCCTGCAATCATTTCCTAAGTGTTAAAAGTTTATAATAAAGCTCCCTATTGAAACTGGAACGGATTATTAACTCACTTCTTTGCTCCTCCCATCTCTTAATATCTTGGAGTACCTTTGGGCCCACAAATACATTGTATTTCTTTTCTGACTTCTTTACCTTATTGAATCCTAATAATTTACCAATTGCCTTCTTCATGACTTGTTGTTTAAAAATGTTAATAATTCATTGAATTGAGTAGTTAGTTTTTTGAACTCCTCCTCTTTCTCTTTTAATGCTGTGATTCTTACCTCAATGTGGGTTGTCATCTCCTTTAACGTGTAACTGATAATCTCATCCTTAAGCATCTCAATGATTTTCTTTGTGGAACTAATGTTCCAACACAAATCAGTTAAGGAATCTAAAATTGCCAATCTGATTCCCTCTGGATTCTCGCTGTAATTGTTTTCAGCTTTTTTGTAAATTTCTAACATGATGTTATGATTTTAAGTTATAAAGCACTAATATATAAATTTATCTTGTATATCAAAAATAAATGCAAA